GTTTTATGGCAAGGTTTAAGCCTATACTTGCTAAGGTTAAAGGGCAGAAATCACTTTCCCCTGTATATTGGGCTATAAAGAGTTGGCGATGATTGATAGATGGTTATACACATTTTTTGGTTTGATTGATACTTGGTTTGATTGGGTAGACAAACAATTTGTTAAACCTACAAAGAAAAGGAAGAAAAAATGAGAGATTCAAAATCATTAGAAAGTTTTTTAAAGAGAATTGAAAGAGAACTAAAACAAAAGAATATATTTAAACATCTTCGTAAAGAAGTTAATACAGGTGCTAATGGAACTCAAAAGTATGTTATTAAAAAAGGCGTTAATAAAGGTAAAGTTGCTGAATGAAAAGATTATCAGAAGATACAGAGATTGGTTTGCCAATAAGAAATTTGATTGCGATTGTCGTGGGCGTAGCGATAGGTGTATGGGCTTATTTTGGCATAGTTGAAAGATTAAATAACCTAGAAACTAAAAATCAATTATTCGAACAAGATTTACTAGAAGCTTCAGTTCAAAAGCCTATAGACCAAGAACAGTTTATGTTGCTAGAACATATTGCAGAACAAGTTGAAAAACTAGAATTAACTCAAGAACAAAACATGACCAACAAAGTTAATATTGAAAGATTACAATTAGATGTAGAAAGATTAAGAATTGATGTTGAAAAACTAAAAGATTCTGTAAGAGCAAATTTAGGAAAATTAAATGGTAATCATTAATGGAAACAGAATTTATCAATTTCTTTTTAAAATATTTAGACCCTAACTTTTTTAGCAAAGCATTTAGTTATTGTCTTTGGTATTGGATATTTTTTACTGTTATATTAATTGTTACTTTAAGAGGTAGAAAATGACAAAATTAGTTATCGCTCTTTGTATGTTTCTAAATGGAAATTTATTAGAACACGCTTATAAAGATTCATTATCTGATTGTTTAAAATCAAAAAGAATAGCTGAAAGAAATACTGGAGATAATGTTCGTTGGATGTGCGGAGAAGTTGAAGCTATTGTTGAAGAAGATTGGAATAGTGGAAGTATCAGAATAATTGATATAAAACAGAAAGATGAACAATAATTTTTTATTCAAAATAAAAAGTTTAATTCAAAAGTGTAGAGAAAAAGGAAAGTTTGCATTAGCGATCAAAATAAGAGATAAGTATCTTAATGGCGAAACAAGATTATCAAAAAAGAATTGATGTTTTAGAAAAAGAATGCGATACTCTTAAAACTTGTATTGATTTGAAAGATCACGAAATACAATTATTAAAAAAGAAAATAAAGGAATTAAAAAAGGAATCAGAAGAAATGCTGTTATATCCTTAATTATGAAAAAGGTTTTTAAAATGATTAATTGGTTTTATAATTTTGTAGTTAGGGTTTGCTATAAGCTTATTTGGTGGGCTACAGGTAAAAAGCTTAAAAGAAAGCATAAATGAAATTTGTTCTAGCCTTTACTATTTGCTCAGCAATCACAGGCTTTTGTAATAACACCATGACAATTAAACCCGCTTATGATACATGGACAGAATGCGTAGTTGCTGGTTCACAGTTGACTATTAAATTTGCAGAGTTAAAAGAGAAAGAAATCAATAGCGAAAAATTATATATATCTTATTTCTGTAATGAAAATAACATTAACAAAACCCCAACATAAAGTTTCAACAAGTAAAAAAAGATTTAGAGTTTTAGTTTCAGGAAGAAGATTTGGTAAGACTTATCTTTGTATTACTGAAATGATGAAATACGCAACAAAGGTTAAACAAAATATCTGGTATGTTGCACCTACTTTCAAAATGGCTAGGGAAATTGTTTGGTCTAAACTTAAAGAAATGCTTCATGCGTTTAATTGGATAGAAACTATTAATGAATCTAATCTATCAATAACGATTAAGAAAACAGGAAGCAAGATTACTTTAAAAGGTTGTGAAAATTATGATGGACTAAGGGGTGCTGGATTAGACTTTTTAATCATGGACGAGTTTGCTGATATTGACGAAAAAGCTTGGACTGAAGTTTTGAGGGCTTCTGTTGCAGATACCAAAGGGCATGTATTGATGTGTGGTTCTCCTAAAGGTTATGGTAATTGGTCTTACCGTATGTATCTTAAAGGCAAAGAAGATGGAGAATGGGATAGTTTTCAATTTACTACATTAGAGGGTGGCATGGTTTCTAAAGAAGAAATCGAACAAGCTAAACAAGATATTGACATTAGAACATTTAGACAAGAATTTGAGGGTACGTTTGAAAATTATGCTGGTGCAGTTTATTATAATTTCCACCCTGTAGAAAATGTTAAACACAAACAAATAGATTGGTCAAAACCAATTCATATTGGCTTAGACTTTAACGTGGATCCAATGTCAGCTTCCGTTTGCCAGATTGATCGAGATATAATTCATTTTGTTGATGAGATTGTTATTTATTCTTCAAACACAGATGAAATGGTAGAAGAAATCAGAAATAGATACGGTAGCAAAAGCAAAATATTTGTTTATCCCGACCCCGCCTGTAGACAAAGAAAAACTTCTGCTGGTGGTAAAACAGATTTAACAATATTACAAAACGCTGGATTTAATGTTAAATGTAAATTTAAACACAGTTTAATTAGAGATCGAGTTAACGCTGTGAACTCTAGGCTAAAAGATTCAAACGGCAAAAGATACATTTATGTTAATCCAACTTGCAAAACGATCATAAAAGGGTTACAAAGGCAGATATACAAGGAAAATACAAATATTCCTGACAAGGCTGAGGGATTTGACCATATGAATGACAGTATCGGATATTTAGTAGAAATAGTTAAACCTTTGATTTCAGAAAGTAAATCTTTTTCACCGCAAAGATGGGCAGTATAATATGGCATACGCAAGAGAAGAAATTTTAGAAACACATAAAGATTATCAAGAGTCAGTAAATAAATGGGAGTTCTACATTCGTTCTTATAACGGTGGCTTCGATTATTCTGCTGGTCAATACTTACATAGATACAATCTTGAACTTGATAACGAATACGCAAAGAGATTAGGTAACACAGCTTTAGACAATCACTGTAAAAATGTAGTTCAAATTTATTCATCATTTTTATTTAGAGTTAAACCAAGTAGAGATTTTGGAACTTTAGAAGATGATGTAGCTTTACAAAATTTTTTAAAAGATGCTGACTTAGATGGTAATAGCTTTAATACAGTAATGCAACAGGCTCAAAATTTTGCTTCTATTTACGGTCATGTATTTTTAATGTTAGACAAACCAAACGTAACAACAAATACTTTAGCAGAAGAAATTGAAGCTGATATTAAACCTTACGTTACAATCGTAACTCCTGAAAATGTTTTTGATTGGAATTTTGAAAGACAAATAAATGGCAAGTATGTTTTAAACTATTTAAAAGTTAGAGAAGAAGTAGATAGAGATGGTGGTACATATTTTAGAGTATGGAAGCCAGATGTTATAGAAACTGTTTATCAAAAAGCAAACTATGACGAGCCAACTACAATAGATACTGTTCCTAATCGCTTAGGCAAAATACCCGCAGTTATTTTGTACAATTCTAAATCTCACAAAAGAGGAATTGGTCAAAGCGATCTTACAGATATTGCTGATCTTCAAAAAGCTATTTACAACGAGTATTCAGAAATAGAACAACTTATCAGATTAACTAACCACCCGTCATTAGTTAAAACTCCAGGAGTTAATGCTTCTGCGGGTGCTGGTGCTATTATTGAAATGCCAGAAGAAATGGATTCAAACTTAAAACCATATTTACTTCAACCATCTGGTCAATCACTTCAGGCTATTATGGAATCAGTTAAAACTAAAGTTGAAGCTATAAACAGAATTTCACACATAGGTGCAGTAAGAAATACTAAAACACAAGTTTCATCTGGTATAGCACTTCAAACAGAATTTGAATTACTTAATGCAAGACTTTCTGAAAAAGCAGATTACATGCAACTCGCTGAAGAACAATTATTTAAATTATTTGCAGAGTTTCAAAATAGAGAATTCGATGGAGAGATAGATTACCCAGATAG